TGGTCGCTGTTGGCGGCGCTCTCAAGGCCCTGTTCGACGGTGACCCGACCACCCATCTGGACATCACCACGACCATCGCCGCGGTGACCGCTGGCATCGGCCTCATCTGGGCCAAGGACGCCGAGAAAAAGTCCGAGTGAACTGGATCTACCAGATCCTGAAGGCCCTGCTCGACTGGTTCCGAGAAACACCACCCACCGATGTGCAACATGGCAAAGCTCCCGAGGCTCTCAAGAACGATCTGGCTGATCGCATTACTGACCTGCCTGGGCTGCCAGGTGGCGAAGGTGGTCCTGGTCCCTTCCGGTGATCCGGTGATGCTGGCCAAGCCTGTAAAGGCCAGCGTGTACGGATTCGATTCAAACAAGAAGTTGGTCGGGCCGTCCACGGTGACGCTGCCTGCCGGCTGGTACGCACTGCCAAAAAACTGATATGGCCCAGCAAATCATCAACATAGGAGCAATCGCCAACGATAACACCGGGGACACCCTCCGCGGTGCCGGCCAGAAGCTAAACGACAACTTCGACGAGATCTACGCCGCCCTGCCTCTGACCGCCCCGTCGACCTGGGTGCCGACGCTGACAGACTCAGGTGGTGGCCGCACTTTTGCGATCACAGTCAACATGGCGCGACACACGGCCATTGGATTCATCGAGACCTTTACGGTCGACCTGACCATTAACTCGGTGAGCGGCGCTGCCACCGGCGATCTTCGACTGAGCCTGCCGGATCCAGTCACCTACGACGCCGCACTGGCCATCTGGCTCGACAACGCCACAAACCAGGCCAAGACCGCGGTGATCGGTAAAGCTGTCGGTGGTACGTCCTACGCCGCTCTGTACCACTACGACAACGGGGACTCGACCAGCCTGGCCGGGCAACTACAGGCAACCAGCCGCATCGTAATCTCCGGCACCTACTTCACCGCCTAAATGACCATCATCGGCTCCAGTCTCCAGCAGGGCATGACGGTGCTCCAGCAGATGCTGGGGGCGCCGATGTTCATCTGGGAAGGCTCGTCGATCCGGTGCATCCCGGCCATGGTCACAGATGCCAACACCCCGGTGCCCGGTGGCTTCCAGGACAACGTAGCATCCCGGATCCTGGTCAAGTTTTCCGACTGGAAGACCTGGGACAGCACCCTGGTCACGATGGACACCACGCTGTACACCCTCGACCAGGGCACCGAGTTCTCCCGGCTGCTCAAGGAGGACGGCTACTACCTACTGCAGGAGAACACCGACCGCATCGCTCTAACCTTCTGCAAGCCTCGGCCGGTGGTCGGTAGGACGCTGGTCTACCAGGGACGCACCCTGCGGATCCTGTCCTGCCGGGTGGATGCCTCCGGCGCCTACTACAGCCTGGAACTAGGAGCCAAGACCCGGTGAGGCCTGTCGTCAACATGACGGTCGACTCCAGCAAGTTCGACGCTGCCATGAAGGCATACCTTCTGCAGACGAGCCGTGACCTTCACAAGGCGGTCAACAGCCGATTCTTTTACCTGATGGTCCGGCTGTTTGTCCTGGTGCCGCCTAAGAGCCCGGGCCAGGAGCGCCGGAGAATTGCTGACTACCTCGGCACCCCGCTTGGAAACATCAATCGGAAGTCCAAGAAGACCGGCAAACGCATCGGCAAGTCCCGACTGCTTCGCCGGGTACACCTGATCGCTCAGTCTAAGGAAGCCAAGGCCGGCCACCGCGGTCTCTACGGTGAGGAGATGAAAGCGGCAGCCTCGGCCCTGATGCGGAAAGCTATCGGCTCAGTCGGCTACCTACGCTCCGGTGTGGTGAAGATCATCCGGATCTACAACAAGGGTTTCACTCAGTTCCAGAGCCCGAAATGGAAGCCTCTGTCTAAGCCTGCAGGCTACAAGGCGCCCAAGAAGACCAATGCTGCCCTAGTCTCATTGGCCAACCAATACGGCCTGCCTGAGGAGAACGTGGCCGTGCACAAGGGCACCAAGGCCCGAGGCATTCAAGCGGTCCCAGGATTCAACCCGACAGCCTCGGTGATCATGACCGCTGGCGTGGCCGACAACCAATACAACCGGGTGGCAACGATCTACAACCAGGCCATGCAGAGGGCCATGGACGACGAGCTGGCCGAGCTGACCAACCACATGACCGAGGCCATGCTGCAAAACGGCAAGGTGCTGGAAGACAACGGAATCTCCATCAAATGAACGCCGTCGCCCTAAGAGCAGAGAAGGCTGTGGCCGACTACCTGGCAGCCGCCGACTGGTCGGCCTCCGGCGCCGGAACGCCCACCTGCCTCACGTCCTACAGCCGCGGCCTCTACGACGACCCCGACGAGCAGGACGTCATGCCCAACTTCCCGCGCCTGGTAGTCTCGACCAATTCAGCCAGGCCAATGCAGCGCACCGATCTGACCTGTGAGATCGAGATCGCCGTCGAGCTACAGTTATCTGCCGACGACACCGACGAGGCTGCTGTGCTGACCACCGTCCAGGTGCTCGACAATCGGATCCTGCCGCTCTTTGACGAGTCCGGTGCCTCTGCCCTAGACGCGCCATCAAACGACGCCAGCGGCCCGTTTACGGCCCAGTTCGCCGCCCCTCTGGACTTTGGCGCATCCTCAATCTCTAATCGGTCCAGGACGTTCACCAGGACCTTCACCCTCTACTGCAGCGCAACCATCTAACCTCAGACACCTATGGCTAACGTACACGGAAATAAATATCTCTTTGGATCACCGGCGACCTTGGCAATGTACGACGCCGCCGGCGCCCTCATTGTCACCGGCTACATCTCGCCCGAGATCGAAAGCTACGACATCACCGGGGAGTGCGACACCGAAGAGGTACGCAATAACAACGGCGAGGTGGTCGGCCACATCACCTACAACAACCGACTGACCCTGACCGTCAATTTCGTTCCTGTTGGAACGAATGCCACGGCAGCCACTGCACTTAACGAGCGTCTCTACGGCTGCTCGTTGCCTCAAGGCAACGGGACTGTTGCGATCACCAACGCTCCAGTGATCAATGTCGCAGGTTACGCCGACGCCATCAACACCGGCAGCGGTGGCCGATGGATCTATGCCGGCGGTGGTTCAATCAAGACCACCCAGACCGGCAAAGCCACCGGCACGATCACTCTGAAGCGCTTCCCGGCCATCAGCGCTGGCGCGGCCACCAACCTGTGACCGCTCTGGCCGACATCCTGAACGCTACATCGAAGCCTTGTCCCATTGTGATGGGGCTTCGCCTGGTGCCTTTTAGTGTTGGCCATGCCCTGCTGCTGCATCGGATGGGTTCACCATTTGTCTATGGTGGCAACGCGTCGGCCCAAGATCTTGTCGAGGTGGCTGTTGTCTGCAGCCAACCGATCTATGAATCGGTCAAGACGATGCGCTCCTGGCTGCGGTGGTTGCCATTGCGGATCATGCGCCAGAAGGTGAAGCAGGCCGATCTCCTGAAGGAATCCAAAGCCGTGCAGAAATGGATTGAAGATCAATCAGACTGCCCCGAGGTGTTACGGTCTCCTGGATCTGGGCAGCGTGCCGCAACCATGCCTTGGCCGGAACGGATCCTGGTCGGCCTGGTAAACATAGGCTTCGACGAGACAACGGTGATCAATATGCCGGTGATTGATGCGGAAAGGCTATTCCTCACCCACGCCGAGCTGCACGGCCAGGTCGAGCTCTGGAGCAATGAGCAGGATGCCCTCTGGCGCTACGCTCAGGAACAAAGCACAATCAGGAACTGAAATGGCCATCTTCTCACTCATTGCAAAGCTGGGCCTGGACGGCAGCTCATTCGAGGGCGGCCTCAAACGAGCCACCAGCATGACCGACAAATTCAGGTCAAGTGTCGGCGCTCAACTCGGTGGCGCCCTATCAGTGGCTGCAATCGGCGCCTTTGCTTCCAAGGTGATCGAGACAGCCGACGCCATTGGCGACCTCTCGGAGCAACTCAACATCAGCACCGACGACGTGCAGCGCCTTCAGGTGCTGGCAGGCCAGACGGGTGTTTCCTTCGAGGCCATGGCCAAGTCGATCACTAAAGTCAGTCAGGAGCGCCTGAAGGCTATTGAGGAAGGAGGTAAAGCCCGGGAATACTTCAAGACCCTTGGATTTTCTGTTTCCGAGCTTAACGAAAAAAGCCTGTCCAACATCGAACTGATAGAGCGGATGGGACAAGCGCACCAAGGCTCAGGAAAGAGCGCTCAAACACAAGCCGCCATGATTGGTGTGTTGGGTGACGAAGCGTTCAAGGCTGCAGGTGCCATGTCCAAGATAAAGGATCTTGGGCCGATCAATCTCATCACCAAAGAGCAGATTGATGCAGTCGGAAAGATGGCCGACCGCATTGATGAAATGAAGAGGCAGCTTCTCGTTTCAGCTATTCCAACGGTCGGATTTTGGGCCGATGCAACTGAGAGGGCTGCAAAGGACACCGAAGACCTGAAAGACGGCATGGAAGGCATTTTCCAGATACTGATGGGTAAAGGATCTTTTGTTAAGGCAGGCATCCAAGAAGCCTTTGCTTCACCGACAGAGGCAGATCGCCGGTTTGAAGCCTTGCCATTGGAACGTGGTGCTGTCGGTGTTATAAACGCTCGAGCCAAACGCGAAACATCAATGTTCACCGAGGCTGCCGCCCCTGGCTGGGTAAACAGCCTCGTCGGCCAGATTAAGATTCAAACCAACGAGACCCGAGCAGTTCGCGTGAACACCGGAAGAACAGCTCAGGCTGTCGAATAACATGGCAACGATTCAGGGTAACTTAATCGCTCCGACACCGCCTCCGAGCAACACGCCGCTGACCTATGTAGAAGTCAGCCGTGGATACGACAACGTCGGCAATGGGCGGGTTGTCACACTGACATTCAAAGGCCCCAAGGATGCCTTGCGGATCGCATCAGCCCAATGGGTAGCCCTGGGCGCCAAGTACAGCATCCGTGAGGACGGCCCCTATTCAGAAGCCACCGTCACAATCGGCGGCAACTCCTACGACCCAGGCCTTCCGATTGAAGACCAGAGCATCCCGCAGGTGGGTGAACTGGCCGACATCCGCTACGAGTTCAGGACAGATTACCTCGACGTGTCAGTGTTCGCTTTGCCTGCTGTCGACAAGGAGGCCAACAGCACGGGTAATCCAAACCTCTACAAGACGGTCATCGAGACCGCAGCAAAGAACGGTGAGCTTCTATCGCAGAGCGAGACCAACCTGGGCAACCCAACCACCTTCCCGATGGCTAACAAAGTCTGGCAGATGCTCTACCGAGGCCAGGACACCTTCCCGACGGCCCGGGTCAGTTTGACCAGGATCGCAACCTTCAGCGGCAACCTAGGCCTGCCTCAAGTTCCTAACGGAATCCCGCCTGTCTACACACCAGAATCGTTTGCTTTGAATTGGAACCTGCCATTTGCGGTGACGACAATGCTTCCTAGAGTTCCAACCGATCCGGCCACGGGGCAAATATTAGCACCCTTCGGCACCGTGTGGGGCTGGAAGCAAACCAACTATTCGACCAGCCTGATCACCAAGACCAACCAGGTCGAACAGATTATTGCTTGGACCTTTGCCCCTTACGACACTCTCGTTTACCCCTTCATCTAACAACCCACACCCACCTCTATGGCAGACGAAATTCAAATGACCGCCCGGCTGTACGCTTCCAAGAACGGAGCCTACTTGCCCTCAGTAACCTACACCAAGAGCGCCACCATGGTCGGCACCGACATGGGCTCTCAAACTCAGATTATCGGCCTGACCGTCGAGGCTCTCGACGTGCCGGTCGACGTAAGCAGCCCCTACAAGCTACTGATCAGCAACCTAGACAACACCAACTATGTCGAACTCGGTTTTGTCAGCGGCACCTACACGATGCGGATCCCGGCCGGTGAGACCCTGCTGATCCCCTACGTCAGCGCCACCCTCTACCTGCTGGCCAACACCTCCGCGGTGACCGTGCAGGCCACCTTCTGCGAGATCTAACCGACCAACCCTATGGCAAACGAGGTTGAGATGTCCGCGCGGCTTTACGCCTCCAAGGGCGGCGCCGTGATCAATTCGCAGTCCTACAGCACGGTGGCCAACATGACTGGCACCGACATGGGTCAGCAGACGCAGGTGGTTGGCACCACCGACGAGGCCCTAGACCTCACCGCTGACCTG